AATGAGCAAGCTGGACGTAATGGAAGAAAAGCTGGAATACTTTGGTGCACCTGAATCGTTCCCGTCATATCCGACTGCTGACAATATCCTCAAAACGTCCGGGCTTACTTGCTCTGGACAGAAAATGATTGGCCGCGCATAATGGGCAATTTTGACGCTAAATTCAAAGGAAAGGCAGAGGCGTTCTTAGCCAAGAATGGCCGACCCGTGACAGTGAACTACGTCACTCCCGGGAATTATAATGCTTCAACAGGCGAGGGGGCGACGGGAACGCAGGTTGACACGGTTACGATTGCTTCTCCGCTCCTGCGCTATTCAGACCAATACATTGACGGCACGACGATTCAAAGCGGAGACGCGACAATTATCTTCGCGCCGGAGGACTTGACGGCCCCGCTGGTAGATCATCGAGACACGATTACGGTTGATGGCGAAGCATGGGAAATCATCACAGACTTAACAGTTTCGAGCGGCGAACTAGACGCGATGCACAAATACCATATCAGGAAAAAGAGCTAATGGGATTTGCAGAAGACATCCAGAAGTGGGCGAAGAAAGTTGGACTTGAGGCTGATGTGGCCGTGCGCTCTATCGGCATAAAGGCTTACGCGCTTTTGACGGAAGGCTCGCCTGTTGACAGTGGGCAGTTCCGCGCGAATTGGAATGTCTCTGTTGGAAACCCTGTGTTTTCTGTCGCGCCCTTTAGCAGGAAAACACTGAATCGCTACGCAGAAGCGCGGAGACGCGGCGAGAATCTATGGCCCAGGGGATATAACGCTAATAAGGCCGTTGTGGGCTTTGGGGCGGTAAAGGCCGGGGACACGATGTACATTACGAACGCAATGCCGTACGCAAAGAGGCTTAACGAGGGGTGGAGCAAACAGCGTGGCGGGCGGTGGGTTGAGGCTACTGTTGAAAAACTGAAACGGGGGCTGGCATGATTGATCTTGCTAAAACCCGCGCATTCTTCCAGAAGCGATTTGTTGACAACGTAGGGACAATTGGCGTTCCAGAGGCGCAAGTCGTTTGGGAAAACGTGACAGATGATGGCGTTGACAAAACGGCAACGTGGGTCCGATTTAGCTGGACATCCATTGGGAATGAATTTCGCACGTTCGGCGAGGGCGGAATGATTGAATTTACAGATATGGGGACGATTGAAATTTTCCTCCCCATTACAGGGAAAACGCAAGGTACAAAAACGGCTCTTGATATTCAAAAACAACTGCTTGAACTCTACAAAATTGGAACGCAGGGGAAAGCTGATACAGATATCGCGGTCTACGTTGATACGACTAGGCCATTAACATTAGGACAATTCGATTCTGCATACCATCGTGAGGCTATGCAGTTCGTTTATCGGGCCTGGACCCCAAATTGAAAGGAAAACGATTATGACTGATCCATGTGGAATTGCAAACGGGACAGGTACGACCCTATCGCGCATTGCAGAAGTGACTCAAAAGACGACCCCGGCTGGAAACTTTACGCCCTTGCGGTGTAATAACCCCGGCGCACTTGGCCCGCAAAAGACCTCTATCGAATCGGAAGAAGTGACCCCGGATCGACAAGACATTGATTTTCGGCACGGCTTCGAGTCAGTGACGGGTGACATTGTTTGTGAGCTGATTGGCGGGAACGCCGACGACCTGATTGCGGCCGCGTTTGGCGGCGCATGGCAAGCACCGACGTATACGGGCGGGGCGTTGACCGAAGCGGATGGCGGCGGAACGGCCCCTATAGAGATTATCACGCGAACCACTACGACGTGGGCCGGAGACGATTATCGAGTCGGCGATATTCTCTTACTGACGACCGACACGACAAACGAAACGGAAGTTTACGTTACCGCAAACACGGCATCAAGTGGCGTTGATTTGGAAATCACCACGGTTGACGGCGAGAACTTCCCCGCAATCACCGTTGTTGATTCTATCGAACTCGTCGGCGAGCGCGTTGACATCGACAATGACGCGATGACGACGTTTAGTTTCGAGCGTTACCAGTCGGACATTGACAAGGCGTTCAATTTCCAAGGCGTTGGCGTGAACACGTTTGCCATTGCTATCCAGCCGGATGTAATGACTCAAATGACCTTCGGGCTTTTGGGCATGGCATTTGACGCGACCACTGCAACGGAGAAGACGCTTGACGCGGCGACTACGAACTCGCCTATCACCTCCAACCCGTCCGGCGGCTTTGTGCTGGTTGACGGGGCGACGGTTGGCCATATCACCGGAATCAACACGAACCTTGACAATGGGCGCGTTGGAGAGCCGGAGGTTGGAACAAATACGGCAAGTTGCTTGCAAGAGGGAACAGCGAACATGACGGGCGATATTGTGGTATGGCTGGTTGATGGCACTTGGTGGGACCGATTCAAGAACGAAACGGAATTCTCCGTTGTTTACGCGGCCCCCGACCCCGACGGGAACTACTTCAACATCGTGCTTCCCCGTTGCAAGCTGACTGACTACACGGCCGACATTGGCAAAAACGGCTCGATCCCGCAGACCGTGAACATTAAAGCACTGAAAGACGAAATCACTGGTACGACCGCAAGTATTCAAGGCACTTGGCGGCCGTAATAACCCTAGGCAGAAACACGAAAGGAAACAGGCATGAACTTTGAACAACTGAACACGATTGACAAGGCGAACGAAGGGGTTGTCCTCGATGTACTCGATCCGCGCACTGGCGGGTTGTGGGAAGAGGACGGCAAAGTAGCGAAAATCAGGATTTTCGGCGTTGACTCGAAAGAGTTTGAGAAACTTGACAAAGAAGCGTCCGCTGATGCTTTCAAATCGCTGCGGAACAAGGGGGAAAGCAAAGAATCCCCCGTAGAAAAAGAGATTGAACGTTGTATTAGGCTTACCGTCGATTGGGAAAACATTGGCGATGACACCGGCCCGGTCGATTTCAACTACAAAAACGCGAAGAAATTCTAAACTCATTGCCCGTGGGCGCGGGACCAGGTGCTAGCTTTCGCGGGGGACCGGGAAAACTACTTTCGCGGAACTGATTGATTCTGCCTACCGGGAAGCAAAGAAGCAATTCGAGCTTTCCACCTTGCCTGGGGGTGGGCCTTCCGAGGCCCACCTTCAGACGCTGGCTAGAGCGCGGGGAATAACAATTGAAGAACATGTTGGCAGCGACAAAATGCCGAATTGGGAAGATGAGATTTCCTATTTGCTTGCCATTTTTGGCGAGTTGTCGGGAAGCCGGACAATTGGATACGCGAGCATCAACCCTATTAGCTATTCTGAAATAGCATCATGGCAACAGGTTTCGGGGATCGTCCTCGATCCTGTTGAGCGAAAGATAATCAAGAAAATAGATCAAGCATTTTGCGAGGTGATGAATGCCCGACATGACAGCAATTGAAGTACGGATGATTACAAAGTCCGTAAAGGACGGGGTTAAAGACCTTAGCCGTGTTTCTGCGTCCGCCAAGAAAACGGATTCCGCTACTAAAAAGCTGAACACTACGAATAAGAAAATGAGCGGTATTTATAAGGACGTTAGCGGGCGGCTACGAGAGGCAAACGGAAGGTTTAAGGAACAGGGCAAGGCTACAAAGGCATTGCATGGCGGAATTCTTAGGCTTGCTGGCGCGTATCTTACTTTCAGGGCCGCGCTTCGTATAATCAGAAACCTTGCGGAATTCTCTGATAAATTGCTCGAACTCAAGGCAGTTTCCGGCGCAACAGAAGATCAGCTTGAATCTATGACGACGGTGATTTTGAGATTAGGCGCGACTACACGGTTTACTGCAACAGAGGTTGCAGCGGCTATGACGAACCTTGCCCGTGCTGGTTTTAGTGCAGAAGAGTCTATGGCGGCGGTTGCGAGTACACTAAATCTTGCTCAAGCTGGCGTGATCGGGATTGCGGAAGCTGCCAAGATTGCCTCAACTTCCGTTCGACAGTTTGGCCTTGAGGCGCAAGACGTAGGCCGCATTGCCGATGCTCTCGTAACGGCTGCGAACAACTCTAATACGACTGTCACTGGGCTTTCAGAGGCGATGAAGTTTGCCGGGCCGGTCGCGAGGGCACTAGGGATTTCTATCGAAGAAACTGCGTCTCTTTTGGGCGTTCTCGCCGATGCTGGTCTCGATGCAACGCTTGGCGGGACGGGTCTTAGAATGACGATGCTCCGCCTTGCCGCGCCAGCATCCAAGGCAAGGAAAGTTATAAAAGAGATGGGGCTTTCATTGGCTGATATCGACCCGCGCATTGTCGGGGTCGAAGGGGCGATGCGCAAACTTGCAGAGGCGGGACTTGATGTTACGTC